GAAATTCTTTGCTTTTGGTAATCCTGTTTCAGAATCAACACGGTTACCACCAGGCATCTGTGCTAAAGACATTTTTAACTTGCCTTTATATACCATACCCAACGATTCTAAAATATCTTGGCTATCTTTTTCAAGCGGTAACATATCACCACCAAATACTGCATCGGCAATATTCCACAAAAGATATCTATCATTCTTTAACCATTCTACTGCTGTTTCTAATGTTGGTCGTAGAAATCCTTCTCTCCATGCATCATATTGACCGAACTTTTTGTATGACTGTTCAGGGTCTTCTGAATAAGCCTCTTTAGCAAAATATGGTGGTGATGTAAAGATTAAATCGATTGTACCTTTATGTTTTTGAAAGTTTTCGTTAAATTGTATAACCTCAGAACCTAACTGATATATTTCAGTCTTAGTTTGTTGTACTGTATGTGCAAACAGTCCACCTTTCTTAACATTCTTACGGTAGAAGTCGGCAATCTCATCATACTTAGTTCTACCGACTGTTGTTGTATGATCTGTATTTGGGTCTGTGCCGATGTAAAGAACTTTTCTATCATCTTTCACACTCATTGCACCAAGAAGTCTACCACCCCATCCCGATGATGGGTCGTATATTTTAATTAAATCTTGGTCTTTAAATGACTCTGTAAAACGCTCATACAAGTATTTGGCTGTCAATGGCGGGAAGTTAACTGCATACTGACAGAAAGATACTCTAAATGCTTTTAAACCTATAGGAAAGAGTTTCTGACCGTGTTCATAGAATCTAATTACAGCATGTTCAGATTTATCAAAATTTAAATTTGACTTGCAAAGTTCTGGTATAATATCACCAAGACTTTCAATATCTGACTTGCTTACTGTGAGATACTTTGTATTTTTAAGTTCTTCACTATAACCATCATATTCAGCAGATATATCTTTTGATTGTAGCCAATAGTCATATTTACCTTGTTTTCTAAAAGTATTTTCAAATTGTTGAATCCATTCTTTACCAGATTCACTAACAGGTAGACTGTTAACGTATTCTGTATTGTTCGATTTTACGACAAGAGAGTAATGATAGAATGAATCACGTTTGAAATGTCTCGATGCATACGTCACAAAAGTTTCTAACAATTCAGGTTTGGCAAAATAATCGTATATTGATTTACCATCATCATTTTTAGAATAATTAATACGAGTCTTCATCATGGTAGGAAACCATTGATTAACTGCATTACCTATGTTGCTTGTGTTTCTGATGACATCTCTTTCACCTGTTAGCTCATCTTTAACTAAGAATTTGTGAACCGGAAATGATGGCATATCGGCAAATTGACCAATAATTTCTTTTTTGTTGTAACCGACTCTAGGAGGTAAGTTTTTATTGTCCCACAAGTCTACTACAGTTTTACGCAAATCAATTACCCATTGACGAAACTCGTCAGTAGTCATTTTTAGTATTTCGTCAAACGTTACATTCACATTCGAATCAAGTAGTTTTTGATTCTTTTCATAATAATATTGTGTCATTTTTTAATCTTTTTAAATTTGTATCCTAATTTACCTAAAGTTTTCATACGTCTTTTGTACCCTTGTTGTAAGGCTAAAGGCTTTACAATATCAGTATACACTATTCCGTTCATATGGTCAAGCTCATGTAGCCAACATCTTGCACTTATACCGTTAAAAGTTGCTTTTTTTACCAGTCCGTTAAAGTCTTGGTATTCAACATCTATTTCTGCCGCTCTCGTAACAAAAAGATTTAATAAAGGGAAAGATAAACAGGCTTCTTCCATATGAATTTCACCTCGTGTTGCCAGTAATTTTGGGTTAAAGAACGCAACATATTCATCACCGGCACCCATCACAAATACACGATACTTAAGTCCGCATTGATTTGCAGATAATCCATAACCTTTATTTTCTATACAGGTATCAACAAGTGCAGATGCCAGTTCATTTGGGTTTACAGGAGGCTTTGAAAAATCAAACTTAGGCATCGCTTCTTTTAATATTGGGTGATACTCAGGCACCAAAGGAATTATATTTTTCGGTTTTTCGGTTTTAATCTCAAGTGCCTTACTTGTATCAAAACTAATAACATCATCAGCTTTGGTATTAACTTTAGCTGGTTTATCTTCTTCAATTATTAATTTAAATTCACTCATTTTACGATCCTACTGAAATTGGTTTTTTTCTCAAATTTAATTACTGACCGGAATTTGTCAAATAGTTGGTCACCCTTATGTGAAATTACAAACAAGTTAGTATCAGTACCAAGTTGATTGAGTAATTTCAAAAACTCTTCTGTGCCGGCAATATCAAGACTAGAATCAAACACTTCATCAAGTATTAAAAGATTAGTATTTGTAGAGTTTTTCATTCTAGCAATTTCACGCCAGGTAAATAATAATGCCAAATCAATTCTAAGTTTTTCACCTTCTGAAAAATTAGAATAACTAAATTCATCACGATGTCTTGATTTAATTGTCTCTTCGAAATTTTCATTGATATTAAAATTAACAAAAAAGTCCATTGCAGTCAAATACTTATTGATTAACTTATTCATAATTGGTAAATACTGACGAACTATCTTAGTTTTAATACCAGTATCTTTCAATAGTGTTGATGCAAAATCATAATACTGTTTTGTTTTATGAAGTTCTTCATGGTCTAATTGCAATGATTCTAATTCAGTTCTTAGTTTTTTTATACCGGCTTCTTCTGTTAATGTATCTCTTTTAATAGATAACTCATCAATTTCTTTTAGCAATTTTGTTATGTATCTTTGAGTTGCCGATACAGTTGAATTGTGTGTTATAACTTCATTGTTGTGTGCGTTAATATGTTTAACAATACCAGAAATCTCTGTTAATCGTTCGTTTCGTTTGTTAATTTCCTCTGTAATTTCTTTAAGACCCTTTTGTTGAACATCGACTTTACTTTGACGTTCAGATACTTGTGTTGTTTTGAATCCTGATTCGATTGATTGTCTACAGGTTGGGCAATGGTCGTTTTTTTCATAGAATTCAATATCCTTATTGATTTTTTTTATGTTAGATTCAATCTTTGCCTCAAGTTGAAAAAGTTTTTTTGTCTTACCTTCAACTGATTCCTTGTCTTGTATTTTAGATTGTAAAACCGAAATATGCTTATTAATAAGTTTAATGTCGGATTGTAACTTCTCAATGATATTAGATGACTCTTCAATTTCTTTTCTTTTCGTTTCAATCTCTTCTGCATGTGATTGTTTTTGTTGTTCAATGAAACCTTCATTAGTTTTAATTAATTCAGTTTTTAGTTTTCTGTCGCTCGTATTTTGTATTAAATTATTTTTAGTAATCTTTAATTTATCGGCAAGAATAACATTCATTTCAGAAAATATTTCAATGTCTAATAAATCTTCAATAATTGTTCTACGGTCTTTTGTTTCTAACTGCATAAACGGAACAAAAGAAGCGGAACCAAGGATGACTACTTGCGTAAAAGACTTGTAATTTAATTTAAGAATAAATTTCTCTAGATGTTCTTGATAGTCTTTTGCTTTCGCATCCTGGTTCACCAAAACACCGTTACAGAAAATCTCAAACGTATTAGGTTTGATACCTCGTATAACTTTATATTTCTTAGTACCAACATCAAACTCAATTTCCACAACACAATCTGAATTATTAATAGAGTTGGGTATCTGTGTTTTGTTTATTTTTCGATAAGGTTTGTTAAACAATACAAAGCATAATGCATCTAATATTGTAGACTTACCCGCACCGTTGTGACCAATAATCAACGTGTTTGTAGATTTGGTAAAATCAATCTCAGTAAAGTGAGCACCGGTGGATAGAAAATTCTTCCAACGTATCTTTTTAAATAATATCATTCTGTATCAGGATTCAATGCTTCTACGTATAGTTCTTTGAAAATGTTTTTGAGTTTACTATTGTCAATATGGTCTTCTTTGATAGTATCAACATACTTGTTTAAAATTGACAAAGTATCATCTGCTTGGTCTATTGTATCAGAATTTAAGTCTTCTGTCAACTCCGAAAAATCTTCGGCAATAGTAACATCGGCAGGATTGATTTGGTATAAACGATTTACAAACTTCTCGAACAAATATGGGTTTGTTTTATTAACTACTACCACTTTAACGTGAGTATCGGCATAACAATCTAAATTTTTGGCATTTATATCAATTACCGTTTCTGCTTTATCATCATACATTATTTTATGAAACATTTGATTAGGATTTTCTATAAAGTAAGGCTCTTCAAGAGTTTCAAAATCAAATGTATGAAACCCACGAGGATCAGAATAATCTTGCCAAGTAAGTTCATAAGGATTGCCCAAATAATAAATGTTAGCAAAATTATGTTTATGGTGATAATGTCCAGAAAAAGTATATTCAAATTTATTAAAAAGTTCGCTACTTAATCCTTCATGTGAGTGCATACCACGATACATTGCAAAACCAGCAATCTCTAAATGACCCATACAAATAGTTGCTCGTGTATTTTTTATTTCATCCATGCTTTGTTGATAGTTTTCGGCACATATCCATGGCAACATACAAATTTCAAAACCATCAATAGTGATTGTTTTTGGTTCTTCAATAACTTCAATATTGCTATAAGACTTTAATAAAAGGTCTACAGAATTAACTTCATTAGTATTTTTAAAAAAAGTATCGTGATTACCAACTAACATATGAACTTTGATGTTTCTTTTTAGAAGTTCATCAAAGAACATTTCTTTTGATCTTTTTAATGTATTAAAGTTGACATATTTACGCCGGTCAAACGTATCCCCAAGTACCAAAAGAGTAGATATAGAACTACTATCGAGATTAGGAAAAAAAGTATCCTTATAAAATTTCTCATAATAATCCAAAAATTGAGGAGAATCGTTTCTAACACCGAAAATGCTGGTCCGTTATGATAGCTACTTTCATTTCAGACACCTCCTTTCAAAAAGTTCATGTTATTTGGGTTTGGTCCGTTAGAACCAATTCTAGATTCCGGATCAATACCATTAAGATAGTATTTGTTGTACAAATGTTTTGTCACTTTAGTCTTTTCTTTAAGTTCACGCTTTAGTATAGTTTGGTGCTCAAAACGATTATTTAGTCGGTAGTAATGATTTAGTGTTTGCTGTTAATACACGTTGTCTTAGTTCTGTTGTACTGAAACTGTGTTGTCTTGAATTGAAGTACACAGACATTGATAGGTTAAAACCGGTAAATTGCTTGTCCCTGTACTCTTCTCCTATTATTCTAACATCAATTGGGTAACTTGTCAAGATGTCCATCAACTCTTTTTCGGTGGAATAGGGAACTATTTCATCCACGTACTTGCAACCTTCAAGTTGAATATACCGTTCTAGTAATGTTTGTACCGGTTTATTTTTTTCTGGTCTATCAATGGTAGGGTCAGATTGTAGACCTACAATTAAATAGTCGCATTGTGTTCTTGCCTCTTTCAACATCATTACATGTCCGGCATGAAACAAATCAAAACAAGAACATGTGAAGCCTATTTTTAAACCGTTGTAATCAATCATACCGTCTCCTTAATAAATTTTTCAAGACCTTTTGCTTTTTTCTTTGTTTTGGCAAGTTTGGCTTTTTTAGTTTTTTCATAGGTAGTAATAAACTCACCTATGTTATCATATAGTTGAAATTGTCTTGAAGTACCATCTTCAAAATCATTTTGTTCGTGTTCATCTAGAACACCAATCATTTCTGTTGATTTGTATTTAACGTATAGCTGTTTTTTCTCTTTGTCTATTCTGCGTAAAAAAGCATAGAATACAACTTGTGAGAAATAAGCAAATGGGTTTTTAGATTTATTGGGATCAAAGTTTTCGAAATACATTAGACAGTTTTCTATACCGTCTGATACCATTTCTTCCCGATGTGGGTAATTAATAAAATTAGGTTTGTGCGAGAAATTCTCGGCAATCTTCATCCAACATTCGCCGATGTAATTCGGGATCTTTGGTTTCGGTTTGCCGAGTCTTTTCGCCTCTTCCGATGCTATTTTATAATCAATTAATGCTTGAGTAAAATCAGCATTGTTAACATATTCTTTAGTTTTTTTCATTCAAGTTTACCGTAAAAAGTATTGACAAAGTGCTTGACAAGTGCTACACTGGCTATGTATCCTGTTAAAGATTATTAATTTAATGAATTACCAATCCTTTAGTACTCTTCATTTCATCCATAACTTCCATCATTTGCATGGTTTCTTCTTCAGTCAAATCATCCATGTCTTTTACTATTAATGATGAATTCATTTTCTTCATCATTTCATTATAGTACTCAATTAACTCATCATTTGGTTGCATTACACAAAGAACTTCAGTAATAGGTATAACTGACCTATTTTCTTTAATCAAAGAAACTGGAAGCCAACTTGTTAATACCAAGTGTTCTTCATTGAAGTGAACCTCAGTAGAAAGTAACATTGGTTCTAAAAGATTAATTAAAACCTTGTCTTCGTTGATAAGAAGATTGCAAAGAATATCCTCACCATTTTTTAGTCTGACTATTCTTACGTTGCTATTATCCATTTTTAAGTCCTATATTGTAGATTTTAAAAGGGAACTTCTCTTCATTATATATATCAACCCGTTCCATGAAATGTCTTAGTGTATGATTTGTATGTTTCTTATGTCTCAAATCATCCGCTATATCATAAAGCGTAGCAGTTTCTTTACCTTCCGATTTTCGCAAACCTCGTCCAATAGATTGAAGATTGCGAACTCGTGACTTTGATGGAGATGCGAAAATAATATTATGTAAGTTGCGAATATTAATTCCAGTACTAAAAGTACCAAAAGAAGCCACAATAATAGCATCATTTTCTTTTTCCACTATTTTTCGAATTTCTTCACGTTCATTTGTTTCCGTTCCACCTGAAACAAAAAAGATTTTTCTATCACCAATCTTCTCTGTATTCTTAATCATATTATACAGTATTTTGCCGTGTTTGTCAACCATTTGATAGAGGACCAACGTATTTGTCTTCATGCTTACCGCAAGATTTTTTATAAATTTATTACGCTGTTCATTCAATATAAGATATTCTAATTCTTCTTGATACGTTGCATCTTTCATTTCTTCACACATCTCAGGTGAATGTTTTAATACGAGACACTTAACTTCAAAACTTGAAAGAATACCTTTATCAATAAGTTCTTTAGTTGAAATAACTTTTTTTGCAGTACCAAACAAACCCTCTAATACCAATTTGTGAGTTTTTGTGCCGTCTAATGTTCCAGTTAATCCTATCCTATATTTTGTATTTACACACGCAGAAAGTATACGTGTAAGTTCTTTTGCTTTAAACAAATGAGCCTCGTCACCAATTACAAAATCAAATTGATGAAAAAACTCATCTGGCATGTGTTGCATAGATTGCCAAGTAGATATTGTTATTGGTTTAACATAAGTTTTTTCTTGACCTGAATAAATTTTTTGAGTATTAGATTCGGTATCAAAACCATTTTCAGTAGAGTAATCCTTAAAATCGGAATATAATTGCTCAACAAGAGATGTTGTAGGAACTAATATAAGACCTTTTAGTCCTTGAAAATCTATAAACTGACGTATAAAGAGATAAATGATTAAAGACTTACCTGATGCTGTAGGAGATAATAAAAGGGCTCTACGCCTCTGCATAACGTTGATAAACGCATCTAATTGATGGTCGTGCGTAAGAATATCTTTATTTTGAGATTGTAATTTTAAAGAATCTACAAACTTTTCAGCATGGTATCTGCTGAATTCATCTTCCACATCTACAGATGGTTCGGTATATTCTATTGAATATTCTCTGTCTTGGCTAAACTCTTTAACATAATCAAGCAAGCCAAGATACAGAGAATTATTTCTTAAATCAAATAGACGTATTTTTCCGTCCCATATTTTATTTCTAAAGGTAGGAGTAAACTTGTGACCTGGTACAAAGAACGTAAAATATTCAGATAGTTCTTTTGCAATATGTTGCTCACATTTAACTTGAAGGGATGCTTCATTTTTTTTGTAAATTACTAAGTCACTCATTGTCCTCCAATAAATTTCTCCCACGATATAATGTCTCTAAGTTGAAATGTCCTAGACTTCAATTCATTCATAATATACTCAACTACAGAAACCACTTCATCGTGATATACTTTTTTCTCGTTAAGTCTAATAATATCCTCATCCGCATCCATATAAGTGCTTACATCAGATTTTAATGTAAACTGGAACGGTTCCCACCCATACTGATCTAATGTATTTTTGTCCATTTTGCCAGTATAGTATTCCCATTTAACCTTTTTCATACGCTGAAGATCAAAGAAAGCCTTTTTAGCGGCAATCTTATGAGCAGTTAGTATATTTAGGTATTTGCTATGAAGCTGTGGAACTCTAGTAAGTTCTGAACTAGGTTCTGTTTTATCTATTGACGAATCATTTTCCCACAATTTCAAAATATTGTCAAGTTTTTCCATATTAAAATCCAATTACAAAATTTCAGTATAACATAAAATCTTTATGATGTCAATATAGTATAGTATTCATATCTAAAGTTTGCCGTTGCGACAATAATATTATCTGCCGATTCTTTTGTGTCAAAATTAATATCTGATAAATCGGTTGGGAATAAATTTACAAATTGTATTCTTAAATTGGTATTGTTGAGACCGGTTAAAATAGTAAGAATTGCATCGGAATAATTATCTTTATAATCTTTATTTCTACCATCAAACCCTGATGGGTCTGCGATACCTCTAAGCCAATTTTGAATTGCTTTGATTGTTCTTAAATCTTCGTCTACTGTAAAAGTTACACTCAATGCACTATATGTTAGAACATCACCTGGTTTCGGTAATGAAATGAATGGGGTTGATTGTTTTGCAGGACCTGACAAAGTGATACCAGGTAAATTTATTGCCTGACAAAAGTATTGTACCGAATCAATTTTACTAAAGTTCAATAAAAACTTTGTAGGTTGTAATAGATTGGTATTCTGTGGGTTTCTGTTTAGTGCTGTCATATCGTTATTTATAAGCCAAAAAAAGGGTCTTGCGACCCCTTTTAAAGTACCACTCTTAACGGTGGTTTCTTGATTACATCAAGTTCTTAACACCGAAAATACGGTAGTATACGTTTGTACCTGCTTGAATTACACCACCACCAGTAGCTGGTTGTGTTGTATAACCTTGTGCAAATGGATTTGCTACCATACCGTAACGAGTCTTGAATCCAATTTTTGGTTGGAATGTAAACTGGTCAACTGCACGAACCATTTGTAAAGGAACGTATGGGCAGTAGAAAATACCTGCATCATATGGTGATG